GAAGTTTTGTTACGATGGGCAGGTTTATGTCCAAGGTGGCTGATGCAGTTGGCCCACGCTGGAAGATGACAACAGGACAATTTGTTGCCCAATGTCATCCTAGCAAGCGCAAGCTGTACCAGAACGCCGCGGTCGCCCTGGCCCGAGAGGGCATAACCCATCGTGACGCCCGAGTGCGTTCGTTTGTTAAGAACGAGAAAGTAATGTTTAAGGAGGCAGGCCCCAAGTCTGACCCCGCCCCGCGACTGATACAACCCAGGTCCCCAAAGTACAATGTTGCGTTGGGGTGCTACACGCGGGCGGTCGAGCATGATATTTACCGTGCCATCGCCCAAGTGTGCGGCACTGTGGACGACTCCCCAATCGTAATGAAAGGGGTGGACCCAGTGCAGTGTGGGAATGCTATCAGACAAAAGTGGGAGTCTTTCCACCATCCGGTGGCAATCGGCATTGATGCCAGCCGGTTCGACCAACACGTCAGCCAGGAGGCACTACGCTGTGAACACTCGTGCTACAATAAGATTTTTGGCACGGGTGAGCTCAGGTGGTTGCTCAACCAGCAGTTGACGACGAATGGTACGATATTCTGTGATGACAAGCGTGTCCTCTACACAAAGGAGGGAGGCAGGTGCTCCGGTGACATGAACACTGGACTAGGCAACTGTCTTCTGATGTGTGGACTAGTTGACTGCTTTGTCAATGGCAGGTTTCGGTACCACCTAGTCAACAATGGCGACGACTGCGTGATCATCATGGAACGCAGGTGTTTGGACAGGCTGCAAGGCATTGAGAGCTTTTTCCTCGACCATGGTTTTACCATTAAAATGGAGGACGATGACAATATCAAGACGTACGGCGAGACCACAGTTGGATTCGTAGATATGTTCGAGAGGTTGACGTTCTGCCAAAGTCGACCCGTGAGGGTTGCCGACGGCTGGATCATGGTTCGCGGCCCAGATAACGCTTTCGCTAAGGACAGTTTCGCTTTGTGCGAGAAACAAGACTGGACGAAGTGGATAGCGGCAGTGGGCGTGGGGGGAGGGAGCTTGTACGGCGACATTCCAATTTGCGCCGCTTTGTACGAGCTTTATCGGAAGTGGGGGGACCATAGCGGAAAAATCGCACAGTCCTTGTTGTATCAGGACAGTGGATTTGCTCGGATGTGTAGGGGGG